TAATTAAAGTTACATTAAAATACTTGCCATTCTTTTCATAGGCCACCTCATTAGGAGGTGTGCCTTTGTTTGCAGCATGGGAAATATCACTGGCATCCTCTGCCATGACAGCACCTGAAACACCAGCCTTGGTTAGAAGCTCAAACAGATTCCTTCTGGCCTTGTCACCTGCATATCCTTCATTGTAAATGGTGAAGTATTGCTTCACTGGTGGCTCACTCAGGCCAAACCCATAGTAGGTCACAACCAACATCAGGTTGCCTCTTGAGCTGGTCATCTTCTTCCACTTCCACTCCTTTACCTTCATGGTGAACTTGTTATCCAGACCCATGATGTCATCTTGGTAAAGTCTGGTCTTCTCCTTCTGTGGCTTAGGGAACTCTGTGCCACATGCAGGGCACACCCTCACTGAGAGGTGAACAATCTCCTGACAATTCTCACAGACCTTGACTGGTGCCTCACCCTGCTTCTCACCCTTCTTGGCTGGTGGTCTTACATCTGTGATGGGGCCATGGGTGGCTATGTTGCCTGCAAAGTCAAGGACCAAGCAATCATTCTTCCCTTCAGCTATTCTTAGCCCTCTGCCCACTTGCTGGAGGTACATGGCAGGACTCATGGTTGGTCTAAGCATGGCAAGGAGGTCAACATTAGGGGCATCAAAACCAATTGAAATTACATTGACTGAGCATAAGCACCTTATCTTTTGAGCCTTAAATTCATCAACCATCAAGTCCCTATCAGCCTTGCTTGTGTCACCAGAGATGACTTTTGACTGTACTCCATTGGCACACAGCAACTCACTGATATGTTCTGCATGTGATACACCAGTACAGAACACTAGCCAGGATTTTCTATCTTCACCATAATTCAATATCTCCCTCACAGCCAAGGCATTATTCTTGTCTGTGTCTACAGCCATTTGCAGATCCTTCTCAATGAACTCACCACCTCTCTTTTGTACTCCAGTTGTATCCAGTTGCATGTCTGTGAATTTTGATCTGAGTGGGCTGAGGTAGCCATCCTTCAGCAACCCCTTGATAGTGACAGGTTCAATCATGCCATCAAAGATGGTTGAGCCATCATGCAGATAACCATGCCCAAGCCTAAAAGGAGTCCCTGTTTTGCCTATCACCCTCATCATTGGGTTGATGGCAAGAAGGTCATCAATGAGCTTCCTGTATCTGCCCTCAGCTTTATGTGAGATCAAATGGCACTCATCAACTATGCAGAGGTCAATGTGCCCAAGTGCCTCAGCCTGTTTCCAGATGCTTTGAATCCCTGCATAGGTGATGTGGTCAATGTCTTTCTGCCCAAGCCCTGCTGAAAATATGCCAACAGGTGCCTCTGGCCAGATGGTCTTCAGCTTCTCATAATTTTGAGAGATAAGCTCCCTCACATGCACCAACATGAGTATCTTTGTGCCTGGGTATGTCTGTATGGCATACCTGCACAACTCAGCAATAACAACTGATTTCCCAGAACCAGTTGGCAAAGAACACACAAGGTTTCCCTTGTGGTTCTCCATCCAAGCTAGTATCTGGTCAATTGCCTCCTGCTGGTATGGTCTTAGCTTCATAATATATTAAAAAGATCCATTGGCCTTTCATCTTGATATGTGAAAGACCTTGGGCTTTGATATGCCTCAATCCTGTCAGCTAGAACCTGAGCCCTAGCCAACTTGGTGACGGGAGTGTAGCCTGTGTCTGACCATCTGCCTTCACCTATGTTTCTGGCAATATTGCTTGAGTCAGCAGATGATAGTGGAACTTGGGTGAAGATATTTGGGTTTAACATTCTGAGGCCATGCACCTTTGTGCCATCTTGGATATGTTCAAAGGCATCCAATGTCCTGCCCCACCAATCACCTTGACCTGGTTTGTAAATACCAGATGAACCAAGTGCAATTCTAGGGAACTCCATGCTCAAATCATCAAGTCTTCTCAGGTCTTCATGGTAGTGCCAAACAGGAACAGATACCTCCTTTGGCAAACCCCACTCCTCAATCATTCCATCATTCTCATCCATGTCACCATCAATCTTGTCTGGAATTAAGCACCAATCAAAGGCAGGGTGCCTCCTCCACTCCTCAACCCAATCAGCATAGGCATGAACATCTACCTCACCACCTTTTGACCAGTGTGTGAAGGCACCATTATCAAGAACAAAAGTTGAGCAAACATCAGAAATCAAATCAAGCTGCTTTGGGTATGCAAATGAAATGAGAGCATGTCTGTTCTGGAAGAACCTTGAAGCCAAGTCATCTGGGTGCATGTCTGTGCCATGGTAGTGGATCATCTTACCCCCCAATATTTGTGATTCTGTAAAGACAATCTCCACCCATAAGGCACATGAATATCTTTTATGTTCTTATATGATCCCCAGACAGGCTGAACAAACCTGTATTTAGCCCTAAAACCTGAGTATTCACTTAGCCTAAATGCTGGCACAACAACCTTGAGATCATCAGCCTCATGGATATTCAGCTCTGACCAGTTACCCTTTGGGCTCACTACAACATGGTCAAAGTGAGTAGGCAAAGGCAAGGTGCCATTGGTTTCAACAGCAACTTTCCATCCTTCCTTTCTCCACAGGTCAACAAAATGTTTCACATCATCTTGCCATAGTGGCTCCCCTCCTGTTAGCCATATCCATTCAATGTTCTTACTTGGCCTCCAGACTTCTGGAAGTGGTTGACCCCTAACCTTCCAGTCAGTGTCACAGAATGCACAATCCTTATTGCACCCAGGTACTCTGACAAATGTGCATTTGGTTCCAACCATTGAACCCTCACCTTGGAAGGATTCAAATATCTCATAGACCCTCACTTTGGTGCCATCACCAAATTATCATCATTGCCATAAATGCCCACCACCAAGACCTTATCCTTGTCCTGTGGGTTCATTTCAATGATGCCATAATTCTGGCCCTTCTTGAGCAAGTTCCTTCTTATCAGTGCCACACCAATGGCATCTGTGACTTCTTCTGCTGTTAGGTTTACTATCATTTGTTGACCTCCAAGTCATCATGTAATTCCCAAGCCTTGCACCCTTCCTGCTGGTACTCCTGTGCTATGGGGCCATTGTGGTAGACACAGAACCAAGAACCATCATCCAAGGCACTGCTGTACCTGCATGTCCTACAGTTCCTATTCTCAATCTTCTCTTCACCATGGCAGAAGCCATGCAGATGGCAGAACTTACATTTCCACCAACTGGGATCTTCACTGAGAGGTGGTGGCAACTCATCCTGGGTGGCAATCCTCTGTGACCTCTCCAGCATCTTCTCTGCATACTCAGGGTCCAGCTTAACCCTCTCTGCATAAACCCTGTCATCATCCTTGCAGACAGCAAGGTACAGGCTCCTGTCAATGCCTGTTGCCATCATGTAAAGTTGTTGCTGGGCATAGTGCATTGGCTTGCTTTTAAAGCATCCATTCTTCACCATGTCATCAAATGACTTCTTGCTGTGGGTCTTGATCTCAAGTAAATGTTTCTTGGTTGGGGCCTCAGGAACACCACTGTCAATGATACCATCAATTGAACCACCAACATGGCTACCAAGGTTCACAAAAACCTGATCCTCCTCAGTGCTATGCACAACACAGCCAATGCCTCTAAGCCACTTGACCACTTGGCCCTCCTCATTCTGTCCCCTCTCAAAGAGCCTGAGTATCCTGCCTGGAAACTGCTCATCCTTGGCCCACCTAAAGGTCAGCCAGAGGTATCTCTCACACTCATGGCCTGCCATTGAGCAGCCAAAGTGATACCTCCTAGCTTGAGGCTGGCTCTCATACCAGGCATCAATCTTGGCCTGTACTGAGTGTTTAGGCTCTGGTATTTTCATCAATCTCCCTCCACTGCTTCCTTCTCTTGATGACATCCATCACTTTCCTAACCCAGCTCATAAACTCCTCATCACTAAAGTACATTACTGGCACCTTTTACAATATGGTGCAGCATCATTCAGTCTTGCCCCACAAACAGGGCATCTGGCTTTTCTCTTCTTGCTCATAGATAGCACTCACTCCACCTAACAAACTCACCATCTTTAAAAACAGTGAACACCCTGTACCTCACACCCACTGGGATAAGTCTGCCACACTTGGCACACCTATGAGGCTTTCTGGCCTTGTGAAGTTCAGAGTGTTCAAAGTTTTTGCTCACTATTTAGACCAAGGAGGCTTACTGCCACTCTCAGCTTTGGGTGCAACAGGTGCAGGCACCTTTGCCCCAGCAAGTGCCTTAAACCCAGACACATCATTGCTGGCATCATACCCACCACTAGCAGGTCTGACCTTCAGCTTAATGCTCAGGTCATTGCCAATCAGCTCATCTGTGTCACCCAAGGACTCCAAACCAATGGCACCCATCAGGCTGTTCAGTTGCTTCCTGCCAATCTCCTCTGCCTTCTCTGAGTCATTCCTGATATTCAGGTTGCCCCAGACCTTTCTACCTGAGTAGTTGTCACCCTCAACAGTGTACTCAACCTTGATGTACCTGCCTGTGCCACTCTTGGTGTCTTTCACCTCAGCACCAGTAATCTTCACATCATACCAGCCCTCTGGCAGTGGCTCATAAGAACCACCAGTATCCTCAGGAAGTTCATTCCTGTTAAACATCATTCCTAAATCTGCCATGTTACTTTTCCTCCAAATAAGAGATTGCAAAACTTGGTCTCCCAGGCATGACAGTAATGGCTCCTGCCAACTTGGAAGTAATTTCTTCTGATGTGTTATCCCACACCTTCTTGTTGATTTCAGGCTTCCACCTGAATAGTGATGACAAATGCTCACTGATGCCCTCCTCAGCAGCAATCTGCTGAAGCATGTCTGCATCAATCTTCTTGTTGAGCCTGCTCACCACCTTCACCTTGAACTCACCACACTGATGGGTTTCTGAGCCTTCCTGCTGATCATTGATGAGGAGTTCCCTTTTCAACTCATCCTCAATCATCATCCTTTTGGCCTTTGCTATGTTTTCAGCTTCCTTGGCTTCTAGCCATTGTTCATATAGGGTCACTCCCCACCCCCCTGAATCTTCTTGATGATGGCACCAAAATCTGCTGGTTCATAAGCATCCAACTTACCTGACCTATCCTTGGCTGTCCACTTGCCATCAGGCTGGGTCTGAAGCATCCTTTGAATGTCTCCCTTGTCATCCCTCTCTGCCCTCAAGGCAAAGACTTCATCAAAGAAGTAAGGCAGATCCTTGGTGGTTGTCTTCCCAGGCATTGAACTGGCATAAATGATTTTGCCATTCTCATCCTGTGTTTTCTCCATCTTGGCACTGAAATAAACATGCCTGTCACTGATGTCCCTGAAGGCTCTGATGATGGTGTTCATCTTGTCTGCCATCTCACCATATGCAGCCCTTGGGTCTTTGCAGTTCTTCTTCTCATGTGACAGGACCACCTCAGCTACCTCACTGATGCTGTCCAGTGCAATTGATTGAAAAGCCTGTGCTTCTTTGGCCTCTGTCACAAACTTGTAGGCCTCTTGCAGGTCATCAAATGAGCTGACCTCAAGGTAAGGAATGTCTGCTTCAGCAATTGAGAGCAAGCCTCCCTCTGCTGAGATAACCAATGGTTTGGGTAGGGTGGGCACCAAGCTGGTCTTTCCAGCTCCAGCTTCACCATACACCAAGAATTTGATGAAGGCATTTGAAATACCTCCTGTCCTCTTTAGGGCAATAGCCATAATTAAAACCTCTCTGTTAGGCCCTGTCTGCTCCATGCAAGTTGGGCTGTGGGGTACAGATTAGCCACTACAAAAGATATGTCAAATGGTTTTTTAAAAATAATTCCAAAGCATTGGAATTTACCCCTTGACCCCATTCCATATGAGCCTAAGATTCACCTCCCTGTTGAGGAGGAGTTTTATGACAATTGATGAGGTGGCCCAGCACCTGGGCCTCACCAAATGGGCTATTTACAAGATGATCTCCCAGAAGAGGGGCATTGGTGAGCATTTCACCAAGAATAGGTTTGGGGTCTGGGTGATTGATGGCAGGAGAGTGAAATAGTGGGCAACATCACACAAATATTTGGTGGACCACTGGTAAGGTCCAGAAGTCATGAACTGCCAGCAGATCAGCAAATCATGGAGGCTATGGAGGCAACAGGCTTTGAGGCACCAGACCATATTGATATTGATGGTGGTCTTCACAGGTTCAGCACCAATGGTAAATCAGGTGACAAGGCAGGCTGGTATATCATGTACCCAGGCCCAGTGGTGGCTGGGGCATTTGGTGATTGGAGAACAGGCTCTCAGAAGACATTCATCCAAGACACTGGCAGAGAGCTGACCATGATTGAATCTGTTGAAAACCAGAAGAGGGTTGCTGAGGCCAAGGAAAAATACCTAAAAGAACGTGATAGCCTAAAGAAGGTGAAGGGTGAAGCTCTTGAGGATTTGTATGCTGGCTTCATTGATGCTACTGAGGATCATCCATATTTGAAGGATAAGGGGATTCAGCCTCATGGTGCCAAGGTCACAGGTGATGGCAGGCTTGTCTTGCCACTTTACACAAAGGATGGTAATATCCAAGCCCTGCAATACATAAACAGGGATGGCAAGAGGTTTGAAAATTCCTATGCTGAGTGCTTTCACATGTTGGGACCACAGGATTCAGAGACAGCCTTCATAACTGAGGGCTTTGCTGATGCTGCCACTGTTGTGGAGGAAACAGGATTGGCCTGTTACATAGCCTACTCCAAGCACAACCTGACCAAGGTGGCACCAATCATCAAAGGTTTGGGCCTGCACAAGAAGCTCATCATAGTGGCTGACAATGATGAATCTGGTGATGGACAGAGGGCAGCATATGAGGCAGGTAACCTCATAAATTCCAAGGTCATAGTCCCACCAAGACTTGGTGACATCAATGATTACAGGCTGGCAGGTGAGTCTGTCAGTGACCTACTCATGCCCAGTGTGCTTCAGCCACAAGATTGGCTCATCTCTGCTGATGATTTTTGCAAGAGGCCAGACCCAATAAAGTGGTTGGTAAAGGGGTGGGTGCAGAGGAATGCATTACACATGGTTCATGGCCCTTCTGGAGGTGGGAAAACCTTTTTTGTCCTTGATCTGGTGGCCTCAATAGCAATAGGCAAGGACTGGCAGGGCACCAAAACAAGGAAGGGCAAGGTGGTTTACCTTGCTGGAGAGGGTCATCATGGTCTAAAATCTAGGTTGGCAGGGTGGTCACAGCACCACAAATCCAAGCTGAACAACCTATGGGTGTCCAAGTCTGGTTGTGACCTGAACACACCAGATGGCTACTCCAAGGTGGTTGATTCCCTAAGGCAGGCTGAAATAAAGCCAGATGTCATTGTGGTTGATACCCTGCACAGGTTTCTCAGTGGTGATGAAAACAGTGCCCTTGATGCCAAGACCATGCTTGATGCTTGTGCTGGCCTAATGATGGAATTTGGCTGCTCAGTCATCCTTGTTCACCACACAGGAGTTGGTGAAAAGGCACAGGACAGAGGAAGGGGCAGTTCAGCATGGAGAGGTGCCCTTGATATTGAAATCAACGTAAAGCCTGGTGATGAAGACAAGGATGAGCCAATAACTGTCTCCCAACTGAAGTCAAAGGATGCTGAACTGGCAAAACCAAGACCATTTGAGCTAATTTCCATACCAGTTAATGGCTGGATTGATGAAGATGGTGAGCAGGTCACCACAGCCATCCTCAAGGCCTCTGCCAAGGATGTACCAAAGGAAAAAGCCTCCAAAACCAATTCAAAGATAAATGCACTCACCAATAGGCTATACAAGGCATGGAAACATGGTGTCTCTGCCAGAAATGACAACCAACAGCCTGTCATCTCAAGAGAGGAGCTTAAAGCCTACCTCAGTGAAGTTGAGGGCAAGACTCAAAGCAATATCAAGCAGGAATTGGCACCAAATAAAGAAGAAAGAATGGTTGGGTGCCTAATAAAGAATGGCATCATTGAAAAAGATGATGAACTATTCATTGTGGTTGATGGGACCACTTTGTCAATTTTTTCAGTTTTTGAGCAGTCCCAAAAATGACGGTGACAAGAGTGACAAGAGTGACAAATTACCCTTGTCACCACTTGGGATGTACGTCCTCAACTGGTGACAATAATTGTATAACCCCCCCTTTAGGGGGGGTATACATTGTCACCATGGGGACATGTGGGGTGGGACAGTGACAAAACAGGGGGGTGAGGCAAGTTGTCTCAAATTTTGTGTCTCACTGATTTTTGGGGGATTTTTGAATGTGTGATGGGAGTGCTATGGATAGGAATGTCTACTATGATGGTGAGGAGGGGTCATGCTCTGAGGCTGAGGTCTGCCAGTTCTTTTAGGACAGTTTGGGGTGAACTCCAATAGGAGAATTTGGGGTTGCCTCCAATAGCAAAGTTTGAGGGTAAATCCCAATAGGAGGGTTTGGGGTGAGTTATGTGGCACATGGCCACTTGGGGTGGCTTAAGGGGGCTCCATGGCTGCCTGACCTCCATGTTTTTTAAACATGATGGTTTATTAAATAAAAAATATGATTAAAGAAAAAAAAGAATTTTTTACTTGACTCTTTTCTAGGCTTATATATCTTGGCTTATGTCTTTTTTTTATTATAAGGAGTGAAAGACAATCATGGGAACTAAATATCTCAAAATCAAAACTCACCTAGGGGACTTCACAATCTCATCAGGCAATTCAAAGGTCCAATTCCCCATCATAAATGTGGGGGCTGGCCTGGATTGCTCCAGTGCAAAATGGTGCCCATTTGATCAGGCAAACCATAAGGAATCAGGCAGAAGGCTCTGTTATGCACAAAAAACGGAAAAGCTTTACCCTTACGTACTGAGGTCCAGAAGATTGAATGAGGCAATTATCAAGGGTGGCAAAGCTTTTGAGCTTGCCATTGTGATTGCTGAAAAGCTTTTGGCCAAGGTCCAAGCTTGGGGTTTTGATACTGTGAGAATTAATGAATCAGGTGATCTGGCTGCATGGAATATTGATTTTGTATGTTACCTGGGCACCATCCTGAAATCAGAAGGAATAGGTGTTTACTTGTACAGTAAAGCTCCCAAAAGTTTGAGAGACAAGGCAAGGGAGTCTGGGATCACAGTTCTGCATTCTGAAAGGGATTTTGTTGCCTATGGTAGCAAAGAAGAATTAGGACAATCTGGAGCCATCCCTTGTCCAGGTATCTGTGGACCATGCAAAGCATGCCCTTCCTTTAGTGGGGGAAAAATTGGGATTCTGGAGCATTGAAACGTGACTGAGGACAAACTACCAAAACCAAAACTGGCAGCATTGATCCAAGCTCTCCACTCCATGAGGGAAAGAGCTGTGGCAATGGAGTGGTGGGATCAGGTTAAAGATCTGGAAAGAACTATTATTGTGAGGGAGGGAGAATTATGAGAGCTTTTCTCCAGGGGTTTTCCCTTGGCCTAGTCTTCTTGGGTTGGCTTTACATGGGGGCTGAGATATGTGGGCTTTTCTAGTTTGGGGGATGGTTCTTTTCTTTGAATGGGTTAGGTTGTATTCAAGGGAGTGAACTAAACACAATCTGATTTTTGAATCCCTGCCAGAGATGGTGGGGATTTTTTTTTGCTTGTATTAATTGTGGTATCAAATAAAATAAAAAACAGAGTATTGCTAACAAAAGGGAAACTATGCCATTTAAAAAGGGAGATCCAAACATAAACAGGAAGGGCAGGCCAAGGGATGGTGAGTCTTGGACAGGTTTGCTTAGGGACATAGGAAACAGGACAGGAGCCACTGGAAAGGCTTTGAAGGAGCAAGTGTTAGAGTCTGTCTATGCAAAGGCTCTAGAGGGTGATTTAAGGGCAGCTGAATTGATTCTGGACAGGATTGAGGGTAAAGCCGTGGCCAAAGTAGAACAGACCTTTAATGACGTTACACCAGGAGCTAGGATCTCATTCCGTAAAGGTAACGTGACTGAGCTGCCCAAACCAGAAGATAAGGAGGAGGGTAAGGCAACGGGGTGAAAAGATAACATAACGTAAATTATGTTATCTTTTTTTTCTAGCACCAAGGTGTGTATCTGGCAAGGTTGAGACACTTGAGACACTCAACCAAAATGTTTATTAAACCAAAATGTTTATTAAACCAAAATGTTTATTAAACCTGAAGGTTTAGAAAACTTAGACATGGGGGTGCAACCCCCCTAGCCATAAAATATTCAGGGTTGAAATTGACATCCCCCCACAAACTATTTTCCACATTTTAACCTGACACCCACACCACCAGACCCCCCCCCTGCCTTCCTGACATAACTTGACACAGCCTCTTGACTCCCTAACCTCCTGCCTTAGCCTACCCTCATGAGCAATTTTGACCTATCCTCCTATGAGCAGTGTGATGCCCCAGCCAGGGAGGCAGTGAGCAGGTATCTGACCAACCATGGTTACAAGGTAGAGGATGAGGAGAATTATGGTGTGGACCTGAGGGTAGGTCAGGAGGTGGGTCATGAGTTGGAGGTGAGCAGGAGGTGGGAGCCTGGGAAGGAGTACCCTTTTGGCAGCATACAGATACCAAGGAGGAAGCAGAAGGTATTGGATGCTTGGTGGGTGTGTTTCTTTTGGGTGCTGAACAGGGATCAGAGTGAGGGATATGTGGTGAGTGGGGAGTATTTAAAGTTGGCCCCTATAGTGACTAGGGATTGTGGTGAGAGGGGAGTGGATGAGTTTTTTGATGTGAGTTTGGACCATGCCATGTTGGTGGTATTGAAGAGGAGGATGCCATGGGATTAGCACAGGCCAACCTGAGGCCCATTAGGTCACCCATGCCCTTGAGGACACACACAGATGTAGGTCAGGCTCTGAGTGTGGCATGGATGGAGCTTGAGGGCATGAGGAGGGGCACAGCTCAGTATGAGGCACAGTTGAGTCTGATATTTACTTTGGATGAGATGTTGGATTGGTTGGTACCAGAGGAGGATGATATTGTGCATGTACATGGTTGGGTGAGGGAATTGCTGTGATGATACCCCAAACCCTTGGAGAGATGTGATGCCCCGTAAACCTTACAAGTGGAGCCCCAACATCCTCAAGCAGACAGAGGAGTACCTGTTGTCAGTCCTCAGGCCAAGCATCTTGGGTCTGGCCAGGGAGCTTGGTGTGAGCAGAGAGACAATTTATTGTTGGTCACGTACCTACCCAGCCTTTGCAGAGTTGGTGGCAGTGTTGGGAGGGATGAACAATCATTCAGGTGGCATTCATTTTTGGAAGCAATCCTTGACTGGTCAGTGTGGTGGTGATAATCTGACACTATGATGGTAGGTAAGCCCAAATTCATGCTCCAGTATGAGCAGAAGGTACAGGAACTTGAGTTACAGGCCCCTAGGAGCTGTTGGGCTTGTTGTGAGTTCAATGAGAGGACCAGTCACTGTTATAGGCATGAGCAGAAGGTGCCAGATGAGTTCAGGGATAGTTCACCCAATGAGTGTGAGGCATGGTCACGTGAGGCATTCTGACCCAATCATCCTGAAGGTTCCCCTCCTGCCCCATTTTGAAGCTGTAGCCCTGTTTGGTTGCATCATCCTGACCACCAACCACAGATTGGTGCCTCATGAGCTGATTCACATTGAGCAACAGAGGAAGATTGGGAGGCTGAAGTACCACTGGTTGTGGCTTGTGAGCCCCAATTTCAGGGCCAGGATGGAAATTGAAGCCTATGCAAGGGCAGATGGGTACACCAACCCTCAGATCAAGCATATTTTGGCCAAGAAGTATGGTTTGGACTTGGATTTGGGGCAGATTGAGGCAATTAGGGCATCATTATGACAGTTGAAGAAGCAATGCTTCAGGACCAAGTAAGGGAACTGAAATTGCAGGTGATGAATTTACGCACCAAAAACAAGATTTTAAGTGAGAGGGTGGGTAAGTTGGAGACAATTGTGGCTCAGAAGGAGGAGATTTTGAGCCACAACATTACCAGGCCAGACCCAGTTATTGGTGAGGGGCCTGTGGCTGATGCCATGAAGATGAGGATAAAGAAGTTGAGGGATAGGGGGTGAGTGAACACCTTGAACAGGTCAAATTAGTCAGTTGGTACAGGAAATGCTGGCCCCAATACAAAATATATCATCCAGCCAATGGTGGAATGAGAAGCAAGGCAGAGGGGGCAAAAATGAAGGCCAGTGGTGTACTAAAAGGTGTCTCAGACCTTCATGTCCCAGAACTGAGCCTGTGGCTGGAGATGAAGAAGGACAGGAAGGGCAGGCTCTCAAAGGAGCAAAAGGAATGGGGGGCTTATGTAGAGAGCTTTGGGCATAAATTTATAGTTGGCTATGGCTTTGAGGATGCAAAGGACAAGGTGGCTCATTTCATGGCAGAGAGGGGGCACAAGGCTAAAATATAGCAATGAATGACCTATCCCTAGTGACCACAGAGGCCCTGGTTAATGAGATCAGGAGGAGGCAAAATGCCAAGGACATCACCTATATCATGGGGATAGCCACTGACAATGGGGAGGGTTGGGACATCTGGCATAACTTGTGTGATGAGCAGATTGATGACTTGATGGAACTCCTGACTGGTGATGATGGTTGGGAATATATTGATGAGGATGGGCTTAACATAGAAGGCTAGCATTGAAGCTAGATTTCTGTGTTGCCTGTGGGAAGAAGTCTGACCTCCACAACCACCACCTGATCCCAAAGTCAAGGGGTGGAACCAACAGAACCTGTAACCTGATTACACTGTGTTATGGCTGCCACAGGAAGTTGCATGGGTTAGTTGGCAAGTCAATCAATCACAGAGAGCTGATAAAGGCAGGTATAAAAAAAAAGAAGGCAGATGGTGGCAGATGGGCCAATGCTGTATATGGGTATGATTTTGTTGATGGGAAGACCATTGTTAATAAAAAAGAGCAGGAAGTCATCAAAATAATGCTCAGATTAAGGGAGGATGGCCTGACCTATAGAAGGATTGCCAGTATGTTGGATGAAATGGGGTTCTTGGCCAAATGTGGTGGCTCATGGGCTACAAGTTCTGTTGCCCAGATTTTAGGGGCACATACAAAAAAATAGTTCTTGCATTAACCTGACACTGCCTAAAATAGTGTTTTTATTCAGGAGATTTTGGTGGTTGAGTTTGAAACAGATATTGGGCCTGTCCTTGTAGACCCATTCCATGTTACCCAAGTTTTTGTGCAGAAGGGCAAGACTAGGCTTAATCTGGTTGATGGGACTTATGTGGTGACTTTTGAGGATTATTCATCAGTTAAGAGTGTTCTTTTGGAGGCTAGAAGAAATGAGGCATGAACAGTTTGTTGCCCTGCTGAAGGAGATTCAGGAGGATCAAGTCAAAATATTAACCAGCAAGAATGCAGAATATGCACCTGGGAATGACAAATTGGCCAACTTCAAGAAGGGTGCTGATGCTCTTGGTGTCACACCAGCTCAGTGCTTGTGGGGATATGCCATGAAGCATATCATCTCAGTGCAGGACATGGTGAACAGTGACTGCAAACATGACAAAGCCAAAATCAGGGAGAAGCTGGGTGATTTGAGGAATTATGCCTGCCTGCTTGAGGCTTTGTGGCTTGAGGAGTCAGGTGAATCCTGTGGTTACAACTGGGGCACAGCCAATGATTGATGCTTATGATCTGGTCACTTGGAAACCAAGACCAATTGTGACAGAATTTAAGACAAGGAAATGCTTGAGGTGCAAAAAAGAGTTTAAGGCCAGAGATGGGCAGAGAACATGTGCTGGGTGCCAGAGGGTAAATCAAAGAATGTCTGTTAGGAGTAGTGAGGTAATATAATGAGAAGGTATTATGATGGTGAGGATGCCTACCCAGGCTTTGATGAGTATGATGAGCCAGAAGGTAAGGATGAATGCCCTGAATGTCAGGAGTTCACCCTTGCCACTGGCAAGACTCAGAAGTTCTATGAGTATTCTGGTGGTCCTGAGATCAGCCCACCTGAGACCCCTGTAAAGTGTAGCAGTTGTGGGTATGAAGATTTTATCTGATATTCTAGAAGCTATCAAAGCCCATGGGCTTGAGTTGGCACTGACTTACTTGGGGCTCAGTGTAGTCCTTTTGGTGTATATACTTTGGAAAGACAAGGAGTGGTTGGATGAGTGGAATGGAGGTGAAGATGAATAACACTAACAAGGAGACAGAGTGAGAACAATCACAAAAGAAGAATTGAAAGCCATACTTGACAGGCACGTCAAGTTCCTACGTGGTGAGCAAGGTGGAGAAAAAGCCGATCTCAGGTACTCGAATCTCAGTGGCTCGAATCTCAGGTACTCGAATCTCAGTGGCTCGGATCTCAGGTACTCGAATCTCAGTGGCTCGGATCTCAGTGGCTCGGATCTCAGAGGCTCGAATCTCAGTTACTCGGATCTCAGTGGCTCGAATCTCAGTTACTCGGATCTCAGAGGCTCGAATCTCAGAGGC